TCATCCAATTGGCGTTTCAACTGGCTTACTTTTTTCTTTAGTTCTCGATTTTCTTTTAATATCGCCATAAGTTTACAGCTATCTTTCTGATCACATTTTGTGTCCTCAGAGTAGTTTTCGCACATCAGGCATGCTTCTTTTTCAGTCATTGTTGTCGCCTTTCTTGTATGGTTTCGGAAGCGGCATCCACGCCGCAACCTTATATGGCTCTCCCTGTTCATCGAACCAGACACCAGTCTGGGAATAATACAATGTTGTTGCCTTATCTGCTCCCTCGATCGTGACCAGAAACTCCGCTGCATAT